TCAGCACTAGTTACTCCTGCTTTAGTTATTGTTTTAAACGTATTTGCCATCTATCCTCCTTTTATCCTAATGCAATGGCTAGAGCTGTTGGGTCTTCTAAATTAGCTGCCATTAATGTTACCATTCTAGATAATGCTGCTTTTTTATTTGTACCGCCGGCACCATCATCCACTATAATTAAATCAGATGTTGTTAAGTCTGCTCCAATGTCGGAGCCACCATCTATTTCTAATGCTGTTAATGCTACTTTACCTGCTGTTGATATTGTAGCTAATTTTGAATCTGCAATCGCAGCACTTGATTTAATGTCTGCGTTTACAATGTTTGTTATTGTATTGTTGTCTGAATCTATTGATTTGTTTGTTAAAGTATCAGTTGTTGCTTTACCTACTAAAGTATCTGCGGCCGCTGGTAATACTACAGTAACATCTGCTGTAGATGCAGGACCAATCAAAGTTACTGCATTTGTTCCATTATCTGTATCTTCTTTAAATAATATAGAACCTGCTGCAGAAGCAGAACCCGATAAAACAGGTGCTGTAATAGTTTTATTGGTTAAAGTTTGAGTAGCAGTTGTTCCTACTAATTCTTGATCACTACCATCTGGAAGTGTTAATGTGTTTGTAGCACCTGCGGAGTGAGGTTGTGCTTGTAATTTTTGTGCGTGAGCATTACCTGACTCACAATAAAGTTTTAATTGAGCTCTAGAACCACTGTTGGTTTTTAGGTCAATAACTCCACCTTCAACAGTTAAATCGTCTCCTACAGTTATATCACCGGAAACATCTACATTACCATTGATGTCTATTGTAGTTGCAACTATTTGAATTTCTGTATCTGCAAATAAATCTAATTGACCGTCTGCAGAAGAATTAATACCTAAAGCTGAATCTCTGAAAAGTAATTTGTTTGTGCTGTTTAAGGTTAGACCTGTTCCGTCTGTATGTGTTAGAGTTGTATCTGAGTCAGCACCAAATTTTAAAACTGATGAGTCAGATCCTAGAATTAAATCATTAGGTAATGTTACGTCAGAGCTACCGTCTTCATGAACTGCTTTGCTAGCAGGCATTGTACAAAATACATCTTTTGTACCAGCACTAAAATTAACAGCACTATCACTATTAGAACTAGAAATAACTGTAGTTCTAGCAAGGGTGTCCGGGGAAGCATCAGTTATAGTACCTAAACCAATTTCAAATTCTGCTGAACTTCTATGAACAATAGCATAATAGGTAGTATTACTATTTCCTATTCCTGCTACAAATGTTTCGAAATTAGTTTGAGCACCACCTAAATTAACCGTACCTGTGCCGGTTGTAGTGGTAGTCTCTTTAACTCTGTCGTTTAAAACTAAAGCCATGATTTATTATGCTATTCTTAGTATAGCTGTTGAAGCACCTGCTGTAGGGAATTGAATTGTAAAATCTCCGTTAGTAGCAGTTTTGGTTCCTCCAAAATCTAACACAACAACAAGTTTATCACTATTAGTATCATTATAAATAATTGCGCCAACTGCTGATAAAGTTACAGATGAAAAAACTTCGTCTGCAAAATCAACAAAGGCCGTATTACTTGCAACAGCAACAGCTTGACTATCTAAGGCATTTCCACCAGCAGTATAACTTGTACCTGAAGAAGAAACTTCATTAGAGGTAGTGTATGCAGTGCTTGATGTGGAATATCCAGAGATGTCTGTGTATAAAGCTATCTTAAAACTATTGCCACCATTAGCAAAATTGTGTGTGCCAGATAAGAGTTCTGATTTGAATGCATCTGGTATTATATTAGCCATTTTTAGTCTCCTTTTATTTTATTTTTGGTTGTGGTGATTGTATATCTAAACGAATTGCACCACTTGTGTATTCGTCTCTGCGTCTTCGACCTTGTTGTTCTGCCGCAAACGTTTGAAGTCCTTCTTGATAAGCACTCTCATACAGTTGTAGCATATTATCCGGTCCTTTCAAGTACTTTAGAGTTTCCACCATACATCCATTGATAAGCAAATCTTGAAAATTGTTTGATATATAGGTTGTAGAAGAATCAGAAGTAGTAATGGTATCGGGTTGTTTTATATAGGCTAAAGTTACAACATAAGCTGCATCTGGAGTTGGAGCTACTACCCAATTATCAGAATCCCAATTAGCATAGTATCTAGGAATACCATAATCACTAGAGTTATCTGGATCGGGAAAATACTCTGCTAAAAAAGAAGAATCAACTTGTTCTAAAAAAAATTGATCTGAGGTTGTAGGATTTGTCAATTGAACATATCTAATAATCCTAGTATCGTTTGGAACAGTAACAAATCTATTACCTACTGTTAAGTCTGAAGTAGCATAAAATTTTGTGTCATCAGAATCTACTGATCTAAAAATCCTATTTTCTACGTTTTTAATTATTACATTTAAAACAGTATCTGTTAAAACATTACTATCTGTTTCTGAATAATTTCTAATATTAGTTCTTAATGTACTGAGATCCATTGTCATGCTGTGATTGTTGCGGGTCCTGCTGATGCATTCTCGCCTCCTCCTTTTATATTTCCAGTTGTTGCTGTATTTGTATCAACACTAAAAGTATAACTATCATCATTTACTTTAGTAATAGAATATCCAACAGCTTTATTAATATTACTTGATAAAATTCCATCAAAACCTAAAGCATTTCTAAATCTAACTGTATCACTAGTAGATCTTCCATGATTAATTTCTGTAACAGTTATAGTTGAAGAACTTGCACTTCCTGTTTCAAATGAATCAACATTTAATAAAACAGGAACAGGATTTTCTGTTCTATCAGGTCTTGAGTTTAATAATCCTTGAGGATCTGCTGCATGAGTTCTTGGTTCTAACTGAGGTTGCTTTGCTTCATATTCTGATTTATGAACTAAAGCACCATTCCATTCTCTTAACATTTCTACATAGGGAAAAGCCATACCGCTTCTATCGGATATAGCTTTAGAATATTTACCTTTTGCAAAATTACCCATAGTTAACTTGTAGGGTAATAATTTCTAGGACTAATGTAAACACTAGTGGAAGAACTATCCTCTGTTAAAGCTCTTTGTAATTCATCTTCGTATAACATTTTTAAAGAATCAATTCTATCAGGAGCTATTTTCATACTTAGATAATATGCTAAACCTGAAACCATGCATGGTATAAAACGAAAAACTACATCAGCTTCATTTGTGTAAGCACTACCTACATCTTGTATTCTTTCTAAATAATAAAATTTTAATAAATGACTAGATCCAGAAAAAGTACTACTTGGTGTTTGATATAAAAAAATACTAGGAGAAGTAGTTCTATCTACATAATATTGACTAGGTGTGCCTTTAGATAATTTAGTTGCTAAAGCAGCATAAGTTGATCTATCAATTTTACTTAGAGAAGTATCTACAGGAGCTGTGGTTGTAGAATTATTTCTAACATAAGCTTCTAAAACTTCATTAATACCTGTAGGAAAATTTGTACTATCTGTAGTTGCATTATATTCAGCTTGTCCTTCTACTAAAGGAACTGAAGCTAGATTTATTTTCCATAAATGAAGTCCTCTATTACCCCATTCTTGAAACATAATATTTAAAGAACGTCTTGCACTTTTTAAACCATAACCAGTTCTTAAAGACATACCACATCTTTCGTATGCTTCTTGAATTATTTCATCTATATCAAGATCAAAAGTTTTTGTACCAGATGTAGCCATTATAAACCTTTAAGCTCCTGTAATAGTTAAAGTAACGCTTCCGTCTGTTCCACCTGTTTGAGTAAGTGTAGCAATAAGTCCGTCTTTAAATAAAATACCTGAACCAGGAATATAAACTTCTAATCCTTCAGTTTCGTATCTATAAATAGCTTTTAAATTATCACTATCTGCTGCGCCTGCAGTAGCTGCATCATGTAAGGATAAAACAGAACCTGCTTCTCCTCTTCCTTGAATAGATGTAACTCTAGTTCTACCTACTTTTAGTGCAGAGGCTGAACCTGTAGTTTTATTAAGTGTTGTTTGATCACTTGAAAATGAACTTCCACCTGACATATATTATCTCCTTTTAAATTTAAATGTGGGCCGAAGCCCACACTCTAGTTAATATTATTGATCTGCAAATGCAGGTGCGTCTGCACCCTCTTGATAACCCCAAATATAGTAGTTTGTACTATCTTTAGCTAAAATATTAATTTCAAACAAACCAAAATCTGTAAGAGTTAATTTAGAATTAGAGCTTCCGTTAGAATAGACAGATACGTTGTCAGCATTTGAATCTAAATGCACAACACCACCAATAAAGAAATTAGCATTACCAGGTGTAATTAAAATTAAATTTTCTGCTTCTTCTGCAGCACCACCATAAATTAATTTATAAGATTGACCTGCAACCGGGGCAGGTAAAGTAATTGTTCTATTAGCTGCAAGTGCAGGAACTACAAGAGTTCTTCCACTGTGAGTTGCTGCATCAAGAGTTTTATTTTCATCACCTAGTGCTACAGGTGCATCACCCATAGTAATAATTTCAGTAATCGCTCCAGTAGAAGAGTTTTTACTAACTGTTTTAATTGTGCTTTCAGATCTAACTGGACCTGAAAAAGTTGTATTTCCCATTTTATTATGACCTCCGTAGTCATTGTTATACAGTTTCCCTACGTGAATCCGCTAGACCGGACTGTATAAATTAATTAATTCTAGTGANAAAAGTATAAAGTATATATTTCAATAGAGCAAGGTATTCCTATGAATAAAAACAGTTTTAGAAAAATTTTAGTCTTTATTTATTNTGGAATAAATAAAGGACTTTCGTACGGATTTAAGTCTTTCCATTTAAGCTTAGTTTTAACTCTTTCCAACTTAGCTTCAATTGATTTCATATCAATTGTTTCTTTGCCTTGAGATAGATATTGAGTATTCCATTGAGACTCTAATCTAATTTTCTCAGCAATTAAAGACTGTGATAAAGCGGTCATATATGCCTCCTTATATTATTTAAGGCATATGTTAGTATTTTTTCCCACAATGTAAAGTAAAAAAAAGGGGCCCGAAAGCCCCTTTTTATAATATATAATGCTTATTAATTAAGCACCCGGTGAACCGTAAATACCTCTAAAGTCTGAGAATCCAAATGAATATCTCTCTCTAGCTTTGTATCTTACATTACCTGTATCAAAATCACC